TAACGACGTTATTACTTATAACGGCGCAACCGCTAACCTGACGCTGCCTTTGGCAACCGACGTGGACACTTTTGTGTCTAGCGCTAAAGTCAACAGCAGTTTCCAGTTTGCTATTGTTAACACCGGTTCTAACACAACTACCGTTGTTACCAACACCGGCTGGACTTTGGTTGGTTCGATGGCTGTTGCTACTGCGGTTTCTGGCCAATTCCTTGCCGTTAAAACCGGCACGGGTACTTGGTCTTTGTACCGCATCGCTTAATGAAACTGCCCCGCGCTTAACGGCGCGGGGTTTTCCATGAGGTTTGATATGCACATTTATTTAAAACATCCTACCCACGGCACTAAAGTCGCTATCTCTGAACAAGAAGCAGACGCAGACGAACAAGCCGGTTGGGAGCGTTTTGATATTGACAATCGTAATGTAATAGCAGATGCTCCGTCGAATGAATTAGACATTCGCCGTCGTAGGCGGTCAATTTCGCAGGATCAATAATGGCAACGGCTGGCGATCAAATCAACGGTGCCTTACGGCTGATCGGCCAGCTTGCCGAAGGTGAAACGCCGTCTGCCGCTACGTCGCAAGACGCGCTTATGGCGCTTAACCAAATGATTGATTCTTGGAACACCGAACGTCTTTCGGTGTTTTCTACCCAAGAACAAATATTTTTATGGCCCCCGAACGAAATTCATCGTTCGCTTGGGCCTTCCGGCGATTTTGTTGGAAATCGCCCCGTGTTGTTGGATGATTCAACATATTATCTTGATCCTGCAAGCGGTATTTCTTACGGCATCAAAATTATTAACCAACAGCAATATGATGGTATTGCTGTTAAAACTGTGACCAGCACCTACCCACAGGTGATTTGGATCAATATGAATTACCCCAACATTGACATGTATGTCTACCCAAAACCCACAAAGGTTTTGGAATGGCATTTTGTGTCTGTTGATGAATTGACACGCCCTGCGTCAATTGCAACTGAATTATATTTTCCGCCCGGCTACCTTCGGGCGTTCCGTTACAATCTAGCGTGCGAAATCGCTGCTGAATTTGGTGTGGAACCTTCTCCGCAAGTCAAACGTATCGCTATGTCGTCTAAACGCAATCTTAAACGTATTGACAACCCAGACGACATTATGAGCATCCCGTATGCTATTGTGAGCACACGGCAACGCTTCAACATCTTCGCAGGAAACTTCTGATATGACCAATGTCGCCATTTCAGCATTGCCCGCCGCTTCGTCCGCTACATCAGCGGATTTAATTCCTATTGTACAAAGCGGCACAACGCAAAAATTAACCAACGCTCAATTGTTTACTGGCCCCGCCATTACATCCGGCACAACGGCTACCACACCAACGGCTGCGTATTCGCTTGTTAACAAACAATATGTAGACGCCGCGGTAAACGGCCTTAATTCGCAAATCCCTTGTGATTACGGGTCTACAACCGCGTTTACGGTTACATATAACAATGGTACTGCCGGTGTTGGCGCGACATTGACCGCTACAACAAACGGCGTGCTTACCGTTGACGGCGGTACGCCTGCGGTTAACCAACGCATTTTGATAAAAGACCAATCAGACCAAACACAAAACGGCGCGTACACTGTTACTAATGCCGGGTCTGCTGGCTCGGCTTGGGTGCTTACCCGCGCTACAGATTATGACCAGTCCGCAGAAATGAACGCTGGCGACGGTTTTTATATTAACAATGGGTCTACTTTGGCCAATACTTTGTGGGTGCAAACGACACCTGCGCCTATCACTGTTGGCACAACAGCTATTGTGTTTAGTCAGTTTGCCAACGCATCTTTTGCTAAACCAATCATCGCCGCGATGATTTTTGGAGGTAGTTTCTAATGACCGCGCCTAATCAAGCCAATCCTAAATCCATTACAGGCAAATGCGCTGTGCAAGCCGTTGGCGTATCCGCTACGGCTATTGTTTCTAATGGTGCTGGGTCTAACTCCCTTATTAAAGTTAACTCGCTTTATGTAAGTAATATAGACACCGCCACATCTTATAAAATAACTGTTGATATTTACCGGTCGTCAACCGCATATCGCATAGGGTATCAAATTATTATTCCCCCAAATGCTGGTCTTGACGTTATTTCCAAATACATCAATCTTGAAGAAGGCGATAGTTTGCGGTTAACTGCTGATACTGCGTCTAAACTTGAAGCCGTAGCGTCTTACGAGGTTATTATCTAATGTCGCATCGCTCGAATGGTGGAATTTATGGGCCTCAAAACCGCTCGACACCCACTTTGTCGAGCGGCATTTGGCATTTGTATGATGAACAACAATCAATACAAGCCCGTAATTGGTTTGGTACGCTTCCCGCAGTTCCTAACTCCCCTACCGTAACCAGTCAAACGCTTGCAACTAACACGTCTGCGTCAATAGGTTGGTATCAAGGTTTTAACGGGGGGTCTACTGTTACAAAAATAACCGTAACAGCGGTACCCGGCGGCCAATCTACTGTGGTCAATTCACCGGCGGCTTCTGGCACAACCACGGTGTCAGGATTAGCGCCGGGTATTACATATGTATTCAATGTTGTGGCTACTAACAGTGCAGGCGACAGTTTGCCGGGCGTGTCCGCACCATTAACAACACCCGGTGTACCTGCGGCGCCTACTATTGGAACAGTTACTTTTGCTAATGGGCAAGCCTCTATACCGTTTACGCCTAACAGCGATGGTGGTAGCACTATTACAAGCTACACAGTTGCTTCCAGTGTTGGTGGGTTTAGTGTTACGGGGGCGTCGTCCCCCCTTATTATACCACAATTAACTGCTGCAACATCTTTTACGTTTACTGTATACGCAACCAACGCAATTGGTAACGGGCCTGCGTCTTCAGCGTCTAATTCAATTACAACGCCTAATGGCGCTACCGGAGCGTATTTGTCCGTTGCAGGCGGCGGTGGTGGCGGTACGACTTCCGGTGGTGGCGGCGGTGCTGGTGGCGCTCTTACCGCGGCGAGTTATATATATTATAGTGGCAGCGTTTACACAATTACTGTTGGTGGTGCTGGTACTGGGTCTACATCCACGGCTGCGTCTGGAACAAATGGCGGCGATTCCAAGATTGCTATATCATCCGTTACTGTTGCAAACTGCCTTGGCGGTGGTGGCGGCGGGTCTGGTAGTGGCGGATCTGGATCTGTTGCAACGGGTCAAAACGGTGGTTCGGGCGGCGGCGGCTCTTACAGCTATCCACCAATTACGGTGCAAAATGGCGGTACTGGGACATCAGGTCAAGGTTATGCAGGCGCAATTGGTTTAGGATCGGGGTATATTGAAGGCGGCGGTGGTGGCGGTGCAAGCGCTGCTGGGTCTATTGGCTCTGGCATAACAGGCGGTGCTGGCGGTAACGGTATATCATCTTCTATCACTGGCTCTGCTGTTAGCTACGGCGGTGGTGGTGGTGGTGGATCTGGCGCTAATGGTGGCGGTAGCGCTGGCATCGGTGGTGCTGGCGGCTCAGGCGGCGGTGGAGCTGGTACGGGTAATAGCTCAACTGGGGGCGCTGGAACTATTTACACTGGTGGCGGCGGCGGTGGCGGCGGCTACCAAGGTGGTTATGGTGCGGGTGGTAACGGCGGCGCAGGTGTTGTTATTCTTTCAATTCCAACAGCTAAATACACCAGCACATATACTGGGTCTCCAACAATTACCACGTCTGGTGGCGACACTATTTTGAAGTTTACTGGTAACGGGTCATATACGGCGTAACACATGGCAAACTTTGCAAAACTTGATGAACATAACATTGTTATTGACGTTAATGTTGTTGACAATAACGTTATTAACAATTTGCCGTTTCCTGAAAGCGAACCTGTAGGTGTTCAATTTTTGACGGAATGGTCTGGCGGCTATTCAAATTGGAAACAAACATCTTACAACGCTAACTTTCGCAAAAATTTTGCTGGAATTGGCTATTTTTATAACCCAACAATTGACGCTTTTGTTGCGCCGCAACCATATGCGTTTTGGACGTTGGACGCCGATACTGCTCAATGGAAACCTCCTGTGGCGTACCCTACTGACGGCAAAATGTACGCTTGGGACGAAACTACACAATCGTGGGTTGAATCACAATGACTGATGTAACAATTACAGCGCTGCCGTCTGCTACGACTGTCAATGCAACCGATGCGTTTCCGGTGGTGCAAAGCGGCGTCACACGTCAAATTTCCGCCGCTACCTTAATGGGGGCGGGGCTTTCAACGCAAATTCTTGTTGGCGGCGGCGCTACCGCGCTTCCAGTATGGACTGTTGCAACCGGCACAGGTGCGCCTGTGCGGGCGTCAAACGCCACGCTTAACAGCCCAACGATTAACACTCCTACAATTGTTAGCCCCACATTTAGCGGTTCAACTGTGTTTGCCAACCTAATCACATCTGGGTTGATTGCGGCTAACGCTGCGGCGCCTACGATTGCAAGCGCTGCGACGATTGCGCCGACCAAGTTGATAACCTTTATCAGTGGGACCGCGGCTATTTCTACAATTACCGCGCCAGCACCCGTTTCGGCAGGTGGCGGCCAAATTGTTTTTATTCCTACCGGCGTATTCACTATGACTACAAGCGGTAATATCGCATTAGCGGTCACCGCGGTCGTAAACGTGCCGTTGGTAATGACGTACGACACTACTACCGCAAAGTGGTACCCAAGTTATTATTCTTCAGCGGTAACATCACCACCTACCGTAGCGAGCGCTACAACTATCGCTCCAACAACATCAATATTTTTTGTAAGCGGCACAACAGCTGTTGCTACAATCACGCCGCCTTCGGGCATAAATGTAATAACAATTATTCCTTCGGGCGCGTTTACGACTACTACCGCGGGTAACATAGCTTTAGCGTCTACCGCTGTGGTAAGTAAAATTCTTATTATGGTGTATGATTCCGCTACTGCTAAATGGTACCCGAGTTATTAAATGCAAACACATATCCTTGGTCAAAGCTATGTGGCGCGCAGTTTAAATGCTGCCGCTGACCGCATGATTAACCTTTACCCGGAAACCATACCGGGCGAAGGACAGACCTCGGCGTATCTTAACCGTGCCCCCGGGCTTCGCAAAATTATGAATGTTGGCGCAGGTCCAATCCGCGGGTTGTGGCAATACGGCGGCAAAGGTTATGTAGTGTCTGGGCAGGAAGTGTACCAGCTTGACTCATCATGGAACGCCACACTTATTGGCGCCGTGTCTGGCGCTGGACCTGTGTCAATTGCTGACAACGGCATACAAATGTTTATAGCTTGCAATGGGCCAAGTTATATTTTTAATAACAAAACAAACGAGTTTGTCCAAATTACTGACCCAGATTTTACTGGCGCTGTTACGGTTATGTATTTGGATGGGTATTTTGTTTACAACGAACCCAACTCACAAACAATTTGGGCGACAACGCTTCTTGACGGCACGTCAATTGACCCGTTGGCATTTGCCAGCGCTGAAGCCAATCCCGACAACGTAGTCACCATTATGGCTGACCACGGCGAATTGTGGGTGTTTGGTACCAATTCCATTGAAGTGTGGTACGATGCAGGGACAATTCCTTTTCCATTCGCCCGCATCCAAGGCGCGTATACCGAACTTGGTTGCGCCGCGCCTTACTCTGTTGCCAAAGCCGACAACACAATTTTTTGGCTTGGGTCTGACGCGCGCGGGCGCGGTATTGTGTTCCGCGCTGAAGGGTATCGCGGTGTACGCGTATCAACCCACGCTATTGAATACGCCATTCAATCCTATGGCAACATTTCTAACGCTGTGGGCTATACATATCAACAAGACGGACATTCATTCTATGTATTGATATTTCCGTCTGCAAGTAAAACGTGGGTTTATGACGCCGCCACGCAATTATGGCATGAGCGCGCCGCGTGGGATCAATTTCACGGTGTGTTTTACCGTCACCGGTCTAATTGCCAAATGAGTTTTAACAATGAAATTGTTGTTGGCGATTACGAAAACGGTAATGTTTACGCATTTGATTTAAATGTGTACGACGATAATGGAGCGCTTCAAAAATGGTTGCGCTCTTGGCGAGCGCTCCCCCCAAATTCAAACAATCTTAAACGCACTGCGCACCATACGCTTCAGTTAATTACTGAATCAGGTATTGGATTGCAACAATACCCCGAAGACGCTGGCGGCGCGTATATTCTTACGCAAGATGGCAAACGCATTATCATTACCGGCGGCTCGCCCAACCCAATCGTTACCACGGCGCATTTGTCTGGCGCGGGGTATAATCCTGAAATTATGTTGCGTTGGTCGGATGATGGCGGCCACACTTGGTCGAATGAACATTGGCGCACAATGGGTAAGTACGGCGAAACATGGTACCGCACCATTTGGCGACGGTTGGGGATGGCTGTTAAATTGCGCGACCGCGTATATGAAATATCAGGTACCGATCCCGTTAAAATTGCTATCATGGGCGCCGAACTTGTGATGAGCCAAACCGATGCCTAATTTAACAAACATTACGCCACCTCGCGTAGCATTGGTTGACCCGGAAACCGGCACTATTTCGCGTGAATGGTATCGGTTTTTTGTTAATATGTTTACAATTACGGGCGGCGGGTCAACGCAACCCACACTTAGTATCACAGCAACCGCGCCGCTTGAAACGACTGGGAGTGTTAACCCCAACATTAGTATTGTTGGCAGCCCGTTAACCAGCGCAAACGACACAAACGTCACGTTTACCCTTAGCGGCAGCCCTAACAAAGCGCTTCTTGACGCGGTAACAATGACGCTTGGTTGGCAGGGCGTGCTAGACATCACCCGCGGCGGGACTGGACCTTGGGCGCCTTCGGGTGCGGTTTTGGTGTCTAACTCCCCGCCCGCATGGTCTAATACCCCTGTGCCGTTTGGCTATTTGACTGGCGCGGGCGGCTCGGTTACGCAGATCACATCGCGTACGACCGGCGTTACATGTAACACCCCAACTGGGCAAATTACGTTGTTTAGCGCTGCTGGAACTGCTACGCCTGCCAGTTTTACGGTTACAAACAACAATGTATCATCGACTGATACAGTTATATTGTGTATACAATCTGGTGCAACCAACAATTATTCGTTCAACGTGTCGGCAGTTGCCAACGGCAGTTTTCGAGTGACGTTCTGGGCTCAAACCGGTACGGCGACGGATGCGCCGGTTCTGAATTATGCAATCATTAAAGGTGCGTCAGCTTAATTGTTGCAAGCGTAGCTTTTGTAATATATGGTGTTTCAAAATTTGTGAGGCGCGTTTATGACGATCAATGTTTCCCCAGATCCACGGCTCCAGTTTTTTGGAAACGATGGCAAGCCCCTTGTTGGCGGCAAGCTGTACACATACGCTGCTGGCACAACCACGTTGCTTGCAACCTATATTGATTGGTACGGCGTAACGCC